TTTAAATCAGAAGAATGAAAACAGCAGTACAATTGTTAATTAAAGAATTGATTAATCAAAGAATGATAAGTTTAAATAATAGTCAAATAAATTATAGTGAATTAGAAAACATAATTGATAAGCATTTGAGACTTGAGAAAAATCAAATGCAAAAAATATGCTTTAGAACTTTAGAAACTTGCGATGATCCACGCGCAGGATCAGTATTTAGTTACTTTGATGAATTATACAACGAAACCTTTAAATCAGAATAAATGAAAACAGCAGTAGAATGGTTTAACGAACAAATTAAATTAAAGAAAAAACAGTAAGTGTGATTCTGTATCTAATCACACAAATAAATAAATATATATATGTATACATTAAGAAAAATTAGTAAAAACGGCAAGTATCAAATGAATGTTTGCTTAGGTAAAAACTACACTTTAACAACACGAGAAAGTGAAAAAGAGTTTAAAGAGTATGAAGAAATGAGGGGGTTAGGCAATGATGAAAATGTTTTTGCTTTTATTACTGGAGATTCAACTGGAGTATTATCTTTAAAAAAGACTCAGCATAATTACATTATGACTGAATCAGGAGCAACATTTGATAACTTAAATAAATATTGTTAATATGAAACAGACAGCAGTAGAGTGGCTTTATGACCAAATAGAAAACAAAGGTAAATGTATCTATGAATTTATTGACCAAGCAAAAGAAATGTTTGAAGAGCAGGTAACTTTATCCCATATAAATGGACAATCTGAATTTGATAAAGGTGCTATTAGTGAAAATACTAAAAAGTTAGCAACTGAATACTATAACCAAACATTTAAATCAGAAGAATGAAAACAGCAGTAGAATGGTTGGTTGAAGAATTAGAAATGAATATTCTTTGGACTGACAAAGCAAGAAAAGTAGCTGAACAAGCCAAAGAAATGTTTGAAGAGCAGGTAATAGATGCAGTTGAAGACGGTCAAAGAACAGATTTTTATGTTAAATATTATGATGCAGAACAATACTACAACGAAACCTTTAAATCAGAATAAATGAAAGCAGTAGAATTAAAAATTGATAATGAAGAAAAATGTAATTTAATTGCCGAAGAATTAAAGTTGTGTATGGGATTTGATGCAGAAGTTTATAAGGATAAATTTACTTGGAAATTAAGATTGGAAACTATTGCAGGAACTTATATTTATACACCATCTGAAAAAACATACATGGGTGATGTATTTAGATTTGTATCCAACTACGGAAGTAAGTTACATAGTTGGGGATTGGCTTCTAAAATTTCAGAAAACAACGAAACCTTTAACAAATGAAACCAAAACACAAAGCACAACAAATCTATGCAGCGGCTATTGTTCTGCATGGTGAGGAACACGCTAAACAGGAAGCTATCAACTCAGCTACTGCCACACTTGCCCTCGCACCATTTGACCAACAGAAGTACTGGAAGGAAGTGATAACACTATTAGAGGGCAAATGATATCAACAATGACCACAATAGTACTGGCATATAAAGCTATGTTCTACGTAACAAGGTACTCATGAACCAACTTAAGATGTACCGGTGCATTAAACTAATGGAGCTCCTGCAAGATACTCCCAGACAAATCTACACCATTGCAAGGTACTTGGGAGTGAGTGATAGGACAGTGTACAGATATTTCAACCTATACAAGGAGTTAGGATATACACTTGAGAAGGATAGTAATAATAAATTTAAATTAACGAAATGAGTGAAGAGGCAAAAATGGCACTGTTTACTTGTGTAGTAGCAGCAGTAGTAATGATTATAGGAACAATATACAATGATAGAACAAATAATTGAACACATCAGAGAGCATGACCTTGCTAAGCCAAGCAGAGCCAGAGAGTATGTGTACAGAAGGGCATTCATTTGCTACCTGCTACGCAAACAAGGATGGACTTATCAAAAGATAGCAGACCTATTCAAAAGAAACTATGCTACCATCATGCACTCTATTGTTGTGCATAACCAGTTCATGAAGCATAAGGACACGATCTACTTATCATACATCCAGATGGAGATTGAACTGTTTGAGCCAGTGATTGAGGTGAAGAGATCCATCTATGATGACATCTTGAAGTGCAACAACACCACTGACTTGAAAATAATTAAGGAGATGATTGCAAATAATGAATATTATTAAGTATCTTAGCAACGCTTTTACCCGATTGATTATCCGAAAGACCCTCCTCCTTGATTGGCTGGAGGGTTTTTTGTGGAAATATGTCACTTTTTGAAATATTTATTTTTTGGAATATTTACGGGTTAACTAATTGTAATTCAGTAGCTTGTCACTTTGTCAACTTTTTTACCCCCTATACGCTATATGAACATACTCAAAAACAAAAATATTTTTTTACTGAAAAAAAGTTTCTATTTTTACAAACTGCACTAAACAACTTAACAATCAAGGAGTTATCTCCGAAATATTTCCGAAATATTCTGTTTTTAAATATTTCTTTTTTTCTGAGTGTTTGATGTTAAAATAATACTTATATTTGTTCTCGGTTCGCCTTCACACTATACGAACCTAAAGAAGTTACTAAGACCTTTGAATGAATTTGGACGTGAAGGCCCAAAGGATTTCAGAGGTTTTTTTATGTAAATTATTTTGTAAGTATGTTAGAAATTAAAGAAGAGTTTAAAAAATTAATTCCAGCGTTAACCGCTGAAGAATTTAAGCAATTAGAACAAAATTGTTTAGATGAAGGAATCCGAGAAAAAATAATTACTTGGAATGGTTTTATAATTGATGGGCATAACCGTTATGAAATAGCAACCCGTTGGAACTTAGATTATCAGACTGAAAGCAAAAGATTTGATAATGAAAATGATGTTCGTGAATGGATGATAAATAACCAATTTGGTAGAAGAAATTTAAGCAACTATCAAAGAAGCGTTTTAGCGTTGGAATTAGAAAGTGTATTTAAAGAAAAAGCAAATGAAAATTTAAAACTTGCTGCGGAAAAAACAAACACGCCTTTGCCAATGTTGGCAAACCCGATAGAAATAAAACCAATAGATACAAGAAAAGAAATATCTATTTTAGCAAATGTTTCACACGGTACTTTAGATAAAGTCAAAACCATACAAGCAAAAGCAAGTGAAGAAGTAAAAGCACAATTAAGCACTGGCGAAGTAAGTATAAATCAAATTTACCAAGAAATAAAGAAAGAAGAAAAGCAACAGATAAAAACAGATGAAAGAGAAAGACTTGCTGAAATAGGTAAAACAAAAAAGATAGATGTTGATTTTAGATTAGGCGATTTTGAAGAAGTTTTTAAAGATATACCTGATGGAAGTATTGATTGTATTATAACAGACCCACCATATCCATATGAATTTATAGATGTTTGGAGTAAATTATCAAGAGTTGCAAAAAGAGTTTTAAAGCCAAATGGATATTGTATTGCTTATTCAGGACAAATGTATTTACCTGAAGTGATGCAAAGAATGTCTGAAAATTTAGATTATTATTGGACTTTTGCAGTATATCACGAAGGACAAACACAAATAGTTAATGGTATTAATTTAATGTGCAGATGGAAGCCAGTATTAATTTTTCAAAACGGCAAAAAGAAAATTGAAAATACTTTTCAAGATTATTTTATTTCAGAAAGTAGAGAAAAAAATGGACACGATTGGCAACAAAGCAAAAGCGGAGTAGGTTATTTAATTGAGATGTTTACTAAAGAAGGAGATACTATTTTAGAACCATTTTCAGGAAGTGGTACAACAATAATTTGTGCTAAAGAAAAGAACAGAAATATTATTGCTGCTGAACTTGATGAAAAGACATATAACATAGCAAAAGCATTATTATGACAAGAAAAGAAGTAACAGGAAATAGAGATTTAGGTTTTAGTAATTGGATAAGAAAAGAGTTACCCGATTCATCAACTGGTTTTTCTGCCAGTGATTTAGATTTTATGCTATGGAATTGGAAAACAAAAAAAATTATTTTATTGGAAGTAAAAACACAAAATGCTAAACCAAGAGAAGGTCAACATAAAATGTTTAAATTAATCAATCAATGGATTAAAAGTGGAATTGATAACGATTGGACTTATTTAGGTTTTCATTTAATTCAGTTTGAAAACGATGAAAATTTTAGTAATGGACAATGTTTTTTAAATTACAATAAAATAACAGAATGTGAATTAATTAAATTTTTAAGTCTATGCAATTAACTGACCATGCTTATGATTTACTAATGGAAGGGCTCCAACCTTTACCATTAAAAGACAACAAGGCACCTCTACTGGATAAAGGCCACAATTACCTTTATGAATTAGTCAAGGAAGATGATATACAAAAACTGTTTGAGAAGGCTCAAAAGATAGGCATAGCTTGTGGCAAAGTATCTGATGGATTTTACTGCCTTGACTTTGATAAGCACAATGGTGAACCTATTGATGACATCTATAATAGTTACATCTCTTTACCATACATCAAGGATTTATTAAGCCAGGGAAAGTTATCCATTTATTCTACAGCTGGAGGTGGATATCATCTTTATTTTATCTACAGAGATGAGGTGTTGACTGGTGAATGCTTTGCATACTGGCAGACTAAGTCAGTAATGATTGAGATTAGAGGCAATGGACAGTATGCTGCTTGCTGGCCAAGTCCTGGATATACTCACATTAAAGGACCAGAGTATCTTAAACTTACTCCATTGGAATCAGCTGATGAGATGCAAGTAATTAAAGAATTTGCACACTCATTTAATCAGTACAAAGAGATTGTTTCACGATCAAAAACATCTGACTCTAATAAAAAGTGGGCTGACAGCTGGAAGGATACTACTCCAGATGGAAAGTACAATCTTGAGTTTCAAAATGAGGCCAAAGAATTACTTGCAAAAACAGGATGGCAGTATTGTGAGACCAGGAACGATAATGTGGAGTATTGGACCAGACCAAACAAAGACATAAAAGATGGTTTCTCAGCTACTTTTGGACATTACACTGGTATGTTCTATATATTCTCAGAGGATCTATCTTGTAAACCATTTACAGCAAAGCAGGCCTACTCACCATTTAACATACTCACTGAGTTAAAGTATGATGGTGATTGGAAGAGAGCTAAGGATGAGCTCCGCAAAAAGTTCAACATGGTTGACAATGAGGAGTTTTGGAGTAAGAATGAGAAAGGGAACTACTCACTTAATAACAAACGGTTTAAGGAGTTTCTTGAGTCAAATGACTTCTTTAAGAACTCACCAAACGAAGGTAGTACTTTTGATTTTATACAAAAGCAAGGCATCTTTATGAAGATTGTCTATGAGAAAGACATAAAAGACTATACTATTGACTGGATAGAACGCAACCAATGTGATGAAGGAGTCTTTAATCTTATGACTGGTAACTTGAAATTCTTTAAAAGAGACTACTTAAGTCTGCTAAAATCAAAACCTATTGAGGTGTTGAAGGATACTAAGGATGAGTGTTACTTATTTTATCGTAACTGCATAGTCAAAGTGACAAAAGAGAAACGTGAGATAATTAGCTACTCAGATTTAAAGACAGGAGTATGGAGAGACCAGGTGATCAACAGAGACTACTATCCAACTGATCACCATAAGTCAGAATATAGAACATTTATTTTTAAGATTGCTGGTCAAAATAGAGAAAAATACAAAGCATTCCAGACTGTAATTGGATATCTCCTTCACTCATTCAAGACTAACTCAAACAACAAAGCTATCATATTCAATGATGAGGTAATAAGTGAGAATCCAAACGGCCGTAGTGGTAAGGGATTGTTTTGGAATGCTTTGAAACAACTTAGAAAGGTGCAGTCTTTGGATGGTAAAACCTTTGATTTTGCCAAGTCCTTCCCTTATCAGAGTGTATCAACAGACTGCCAGGTGTTAGTGTTTGATGATGTTAAAAAATCATTCAACTTTGAGAATCTATTTAGTGTAATTACAGAAGGTATCACTATTGAATATAAAGGAAAGGACAGCATCAAGTTAGATGTTACTGAATCTCCAAAAGTAATCATCACAACCAACTATACCATCCAGGGAGATAGTGCATCATTTAATGCCAGGAAGTATGAGGTGGAGATGAGTAGTTATTTTAGTGATAAACATACTCCGATAATGGAATTTGGCCATGAGTTATTTAATGAGTGGTCACAGGATGAGTGGGCTTGTTTTGATAACTACATGATGAACTGTATCAGTATCTATCTTGATATGGGCCTTATTGATATGCCATTAAAGAATCTTGACTACAGAAAATTGATTGACATAATAGGCCAAGAGATGAACATCTTTTTTGGTGGCCTTAAAAAGAATGAACATCTAAGTATTAAAATGACTTATGATGATCTAATGGATGGCTTTCCAGAGTTACGTAAAAGAAATATATCACAAAACTTAGTGACTCGAAACCTTAAAAAATACTGTGAATATCATACCTTTGAACTTGAGACAGCATACTCTGGAGGTGTTGGTAAATTTATAATCAATGCACCAGAAGAAGAGCCAAAAAATGAACCAGAAGATGTGTGGGATGAACTTAATAATAAAGCAAAATTAATATGAACAAAACAAACCTACAACTACTCAAGGCACTGGAGCTTGAGTCAATGAAACGAAAGTACCCTAACACTCCTGAGAGTTACTTAGGCCTCAGCAAGTGGGCAGATAACTCAGCCAACGCACTGACTCAATGTGTGATTGCTTACATCACCTTTATGGGTGGTCAAGCAGAACGTATCTCATCACAAGGTCAGTACAGGGAAGGAGCAAAGATACCAGTGGGCACAGGTGAACTTGCTCACCAACGACAGCTCCCTGGCAAGTGGACACCAGGACAAAGTACTAAGGGTACTGCTGACATCTCATCTACCATCAGAGGAAGGTCAGTTAAGATTGAGATCA